AGCAGGATAACAGACATATTCATTTATAACCTCTCAATGATATTAATTAGTTATCAAAAAATCCTATGACGTTATTTTCTAAAATAACGTGATAAGTTTTACCAAATAGTTTAATCTCTTCTATCGTGTGTGTTGGAACAATTAGTTTATCTCCAGCGACTAGTTCAGAAGAGCTATGACACTTGACAAGCTTTACGAGAGAATGTGGATTGTTATTGACTTTAAATTCGTCCGGTACTAAAACGCCCGTCTCTGTCTTCTGTTCCTCTAAAGGCTCAACTGAGAGATATCTGTTCATTGGACAAAGCATCTTAAACTCCTGTTATTCCACTTTTAATTTTTTCAAAATAATCAGTAAATTGGTTGATGTCATCATCTTTCTTGAGCATCCTGTATGCACGAACAGCTTGCCTAAGCTCATCGCCGGTCAACCAACCATTTTGAACATAATTCTTACGCAAGTCTCTTTTATGCTCCTTGTAGGGCTCCATTTCGTCCTCGATTGCTTTAAAGGCCTTGATAAACTCGACCACAAACTCTTCCTTCGTTGTTTCTTCACTCATTTCTTTCTCCTTGTTGAAACAATAATACTATAATATCGCAAATCGATTTGTCAACTAAGTAATTTCACACGAGCCGCCTGAACATGCTAACTCTCCAGTTAAGTTAGTGTCGTCGTCAAGTTCAACAACTTTTGATAAATCTATTTTATTTAAAGACTGCATTAAGACTTGAAACTTTTCTGGTGAACAATCCTCAAATGGAGCTTGCTTGTAAGTTCCGCCATCAGCCGGCAACACACTTAGTCCATTGTAGCAAGTTCTATTCTCCCACATCCATTCTCCAACATCGGTCCATTCATCTGGCCTTATAGATATTGTTGCTGAAACGTTGTGAGTGTTTTGGCCGCTCTTGTGTCCGGGCCTGACCCACTCGTCAGTAACTGTCTTTACTCTCTTGAGAAGCTGCAATGCGCTCTCCTGACGGGTTATAGAGCCCTCTGGTGCACACTGTGGCACTTCAATAACGGCGGTGTCGTGAGGCCTGAAGTATTCGTCTTCTACTAGTTCTGGGTGGTTTAAATACAGATGCATGTAGATTGATTCATTTTTACCGACCCTCAATCTTCTTATATAGTAATCGTTGTGCCACGCGTGAATTCCACTTGAAGTCCCCAATGTCAGAGACGTGGTACCAGCCGGCTTTACGCAAGTTGTTCTTGCAGCAGGACGAATACCAATCATTTCCGCCACGCGCTGGTTTTCTTGTTTTACAACTTTTGAAGCAGCCTTCATATCTAACTTTAGTACGCGGCCTGAGGCGATTCCAGTCATAGACACGCCAATTAGCGCATCTTTCTCAGTGTTGCGCCTCCAAACATCTCTTAAATAATGAAAATCTGTGTATCCAGCCTGCAGTGTGCCAATAAACGCAGCTGCTGTAGCTCGGGCTTCATACTCTTCTTGGGTCTCAACATCAGAGACATTTATCTCTGTTAAGTTACAAAACTGATACGGCCTCAAGCCAATTTCACAACAAGGGTTTGTCCCCCAATCCTTATCATTCGAAAAATAAAAACCTGGTTCGCCGCTTCCACTTTCCTTTACTCTCTCCCAAATGTTTATGAAAAACTCTTTGGTGATCAGGTGTCTCATCAAGACAACGGAGTTGTTTGCTCTACCTCTTTGTGGGTTTGCTTCCCACCAATTACCAATCTTTGCGGCCAGCATTTCTTCATCATCGGCCGAAAACAATGATATAAGAGCGGCACGGCGAATCCCCCCGGCAAGAACAGCATCAGCAATATGGCAAACAATGTCGTGTACTTCGATAGGCTCAAGCTTGTCACCACTCTCCTTTTCGGCTAAGATACCCTGCACTTTTACAAGGCACTCCTTAAGCGGCTGAGGACCGGGTGCCTTGCCGCCACTAGTAACTAGTCTGCTACCCTTGGGACGGATATCAGAAAAGTCAAAACGTACTTTTGAACCGCCTCTAAAGTAAGAATTCATCAAAACTTTAACTGCATCGGCCCAACCCTCAATGGAGTCAGCTATCAAATAACGGCGAGTCCTTTTAGAATTAGGTTTTTGTATCTCTGGAAGCTTTTCCACATGGTGCTTCTGTACAGAATATCCAACGCCTGTTCCACCAAGGAGAAGAAACATGCACTCGCTGAAAGAAGCAACATGATCGATAGGAAGAAAAGCGCAGTTGTATACCCTGTTAGGTGCCACTTCAATGGGCTTACCTCCGAACTGCATGGATCGCATAGACGGTAAGACTTTTTTCTTGTAGACATATTGGTAGGCCTCCTCGATATCTTTCTTAAGATTTGGATATTTCTTAATATGCATCTTTTTATTGCGAGTAACTAGCTCCTTCCATGTTTCTCTTCTATTTTTTTTTGGCAGGTATCTCGCATATTTCATGTGTACAGTGATATCTGATAAAATCTCATTTGGTAGTAACATTTTCTATTCCCCTTGTAGCCTGTCTATGTTGCTTATACTTTTCCTTAAGAGCAGAAGCCAAGTCACCTGGGCCCATATTCGGAGATATCTTCGGTGCAGATGGCTCAGCCAATACTTTTAATTGCACCATGCTGGTGTCAATAAACATTGGAAAAACTAAACCATCAGGTCCGTTTCTATTTTTAGCGATGAATAGCCTTGCCGTATTTGCGTTCTTGTCCTTAATTGTTCTAGAGATAGAGCAAATAAAGTCCGCGACAAAGCACTTATTAAAGGCTTCCGAAATCGATTCCATTGTAACTACTTCTGCATTCAGTCCTGTTCTATTTGTTTGCGACGCTGTCCACACAGGACATTTGTTTTCCTGAGCTATAGCGCGCAAGTCTTCATAAATAGAACCAAGCTCATCTCTTTTCTCTCTGAATTTTGTAGTCGACCTAAGCAGATCCGCGTAATCTACTATAATCATATCGATTTTTTCATTTCTTTTTTTTAATTTTTCTATGTGCGTACGAATTGTATTACAACTGGCCGTTTTTGTTGGATACTCTTTGATGATCAGGCTACCATCTAAGTCACTAATGTTTTCCAGCACCTCTTCTTTACGCGCAAAGAGTGTAGAAAGTGGAATAGAACTGATACAACTATCATATCTTTGGCCAGTTACAGCCTCAGAAAGCTCCAGTGTGTAGTGTAAGACATTCTTTCCTGCTTTGATAGCGCTAGCTCCAAGATGGGCTAGCGCCATTGACTTACCTGCACCGGTAGGAGCGATGATGACTCCAAGTTCTCCTGATCCCAGGCCTTTCTTGGTGATGCTATCGACCTTTTCCCAGCCCGTAGTGATAGGGTTTCTGGCCTTTATCTCATATCTTAGCTCAAAGTCCTTCAAGAAATCATGACCAAAGTTGTTGTCAGTTCCCAAATTGAGCGCGTTGTCTATAACTGTTCGCACCTCATCATAAGATGAATTTTGTATTAAATCAACAGACTCCATCAACGCTTCTTTTAGCTTTTGTTTTTTGCAAAAATCTAAAGCGGTCTCCTTGATATACTTTTCATCTTGCACACTGGTGATGCAAATTCTAGCAAAATAATCTCTTACTTGTTTTTGCAGCACCTCGCTAACATTTTCCATCTCTGTTCTGAAAACAGATGCTAGGATCTTCTTACTCGGGTGCACGCCATATCTTTTGCGATAATTAAGTAATTTTGTAACAAAAACGCGTAAATATTTTAACTCGAAGAAAGAAGTATCTAATACTTCTTCAATCTGATCTGCGAATGGACGATCTTCCATGATCATCTGCGCTAGAGATTCTTGAAATTGTTTTCCGTGTTTTGAGAAGCCAATGTCAGCTTGCATTTTTTTTCCTTTGCGGGGCTTAGTTTAACATTAAGAATAGTTTATTTATTGTCTAGGGAAATCTTGTTCAAGTGACTAAACAATTCTAAGAAATTAATCTCACCGAAGCCGTCCTGGATCATCATTTTAAGCAACTCTGTCTTGTTAAAGGACTGATCTGGATCTCTTAATGTCTCGTTGATTAACGACTTAGCATCCACAGTTAACATTGGTGCATAAAGCTGCATCATTTGATAATTTCTTCGCAAAAGAGCCTCTTGCTCTACGATATTTCTGTATGCTTTAATTTCCTTCTCAGACAACTCTTTTTTACAATGGGAGATAACGTCTGAAAACGTCTTTGTCGCCTCTTCCTTCAAAAAAGGAAATCTTTT